AGTTGGGGGTGATTTGTATTTAAATAGAACAAATATTAAATCATTACCAGAAGGATTAAAGGTTGGTGGTAATTTATCATTGCTAAAATGTAAAAATTTAACTTTATTACCAAAAGGATTAGACGTTTGGGGTTGGTTGGATTTAAGAGGAACAAATATAATCTCATTACCAGAAGGTTTAAAAGTTGGGGGTGGTTTGGATTTGGAAGGCACAAATATAAAACAACTCCCAAAAGATTTATATGTTAGTGGTAAATTGGATTTATCGTTCACAAAAATAACATCACTACCAGAAGGATTATATGTTGGCAAGAATTTATTTTTAAATAATTGTTATGATTTAAAATCATTACCAAAAGGATTGAAAGTTGGTGGTGGAGTAAATATAACTGATTCAAGTTTAACTAAATACACTGAAGAGGAATTAAGGAAAATGATTGAACCAGGATTTATAAGAGGAGATATAATAAGATATGGATAATAGCACATTGAAAAACATCTTTAAATTCCTTAAAGATAAAGAAGGAAAAAAACATAGACAACAAGACACATTATTATGGAAGTTAAGATTTAATGAGCCATTAACAAAGGAGGAATTAACTGTTGATGGTGATTTGAGCATATCAAATACAAGAATAACTTCATTACCAGAAGGATTAAAAGTTTCTGGTGGTTTGGATATATCTTACACAAAAATAACCTCATTACCAGAAGATTTAAATGTTAAGGGTGATTTGTATTTAAGAGATTCAAAAATAACCTCATTACCAGAAGGTTTGAAATTTGGTGGTAATTTAAATTTAGGTTGGACAAAAATGACATCATTACCAGAAGGATTAAAAGTTAGGGGTGATTTGGATTTAGTAATGACAGACATAACCTCATTACCAAAAGGATTGAAAGTTGGTGGTGATTTGAATATAAGAGGAACAGAATTATTAATATATTCAAATGATGAATTAAGAAAAATGATTGAGCCAGGATTTATAAAAGGAAATATAATAAGATAATAATGGATAATACAACACTAAAAAACATATTTGATTTTCTTGAAAATAAAGAAAACAAAAAAAATAAAAACAAAGCAACTTTAAGGTGGAAGTTGTTTTTTAATCAACCATTAACAAAAGATGATTTGATTGTTAAAGAAAATTTGGATTTGGCAAATTTAAAAATAACATCATTGCCAGAAGGGTTGGAAGTTGGGGGTTCTTTATATTTAACCAATTGCACAAGTTTAACATCATTACCAGAAGGATTAAAAGTTGGAGGTTCTTTAGATTTATATAATACTAAAATAAAATCATTACCAAATGGATTGGAAGTTGGACACGATTTAGATTTAAGAAATTGCAAAAGTTTAACATCCTTACCAGAAGGATTGAAAGTTGGGGAAAATTTAGAATTAATAAATTGCACAAGTTTAACATCCTTACCAGAAGGATTGGAAGTCGGTTGGTTTTTGAGTTTACAAAATTGCACAAGTTTAACATCCCTACCTAAAGGGTTGAAAGTTGGGGGAGGGTTAAATATATACAAAACAGAATTAACAAATTATCCTAACAGCAAATTAAAAAAAATGATTCAGCTAGGATTTATAAAAGGTGAAATATATAGATAATGGAAAAAGAAACACTAAAAAACATATTTGATTTTCTTGAAGAAAAAGAGAATAAAAATAAACCATTTCTTTGGAAAATAATGAATAATGAACCATTTACAGATGATGAATTAAACATTAAAGGTGATTTGGATTTATTTGAAGAAAATATAACTTACATACCAGAAGGATTAAAAGTAGAGGATAATTTGAATTTAGAAAGTTGTAAAAGATTAAAATCTTTACCAGATAATTTATATGTTGGTGGTGAGTTGAATTTGGAAGGCACAAATATAAAACAAATCCCAAAAGGTTTATATGTTGGTGGTGATTTTAGATTAGTTGCTTTAAAAATAAAATCATTACCAAAAGACTTGAAAGTTGATGGTGGTTTGGATTTGGGTTATTGTACAGACTTGACTTCACTACCTAACAATTTGAAAGTTGGTGGCTATTTAAGTCTATACAATACAAAAATAACCTCATTACCAGAAGGATTGGAAGTTGGTTGGGATTTGTATTTAGATTACACAATGATAAACACATTACCAAAAGGCTTACAAGTTGATGGTGATTTATCTATTACAAATAACCCATTAGCAAAACTTTCAGATGAAGCCATATTAAGTATGATAGAACCAGATGGTTATATAGCAGGAGATATAATAAGAGAAGATAATGGATAAAACAACACTAAAAAAAATAATGGATTTCCTAAAATCAGAGGAAGACAAATCATCATTAAAATGGATATTATTGCATGACATTGAGTCAATGCCTGAAAAGTATTTTAACAAGGGAAAATTAGAGTTGCACGGTGAATTGATAACTAAATTGCCAAAAAATTTAGAAGTCACTGAACTATTAGATTTAAGTTTTTCAACAGTAACAGAATTACCAGAAAAACTTATAGTTGGTGATAATTTACTTTTGTATAGTTGTAGGGATTTAAAATATTTACCAGATAACTTATATGTTGGGGGAGAATTACATCTTCAGAGGTCTGGAATAAAAGAATTTCCCCAAGGAATGATTGTAAACGGTACTATTTGGTTAAGGAATTCACCATTAGGTCGTTATACCGTAAAAGAAATAAAAGCACAATTAGAGGAAAGAAATTGCAAAGTACATGGACCCATAATGGTTTAATGAGTGCTAATGGCACTCATTTTCAAAGAATTCATTATCAAATACAAAACTACCATCATTCTCACCAAGAAACTTGGTAAAGTCTTCAAGCAATTCTATTTTAGAATTTAATACTTCCATTTTCTGTGCAAGTATTGCACCATTTTTTTCAAATGCACCCATATCATTCAGAATTTCTCTGTGCTTCTCAATGATAAAATTCTGTAAATCTGAGGTTTTAATTACGTGTAATTTCATTTTATTTGTTTTTTTTTGTTTCAATTAATAAATATTCTGCAAAGGTAAAATAATTTAACCAAAAAACAAATATTATTTTGTTTTTATTTTCATATTTAATATCTGGGTTAAAATATCTTCTGTGGTATCAGTTTCAAATAAGTTATCCCCAAGAACAGTTGATATTATCTTTTTCTTTCTATCCAACATATCATATATAATTCCCTCAATGGTGTTTTCAAATATGGGATATAATACAGAAACTGAATTCTTTTGTCCAATTCTATAAGCCCTGTCTTCTGCTTGACTATGATCCGCTGGAACAAAGGATAAATCATTAAAGATAACAACATTTGCGCTTGTCAATGTAATACCAACGCCAGCTGCTTTTATGTTACCAACAAAAACCTTTATCTTATCATTTGTTTGAAATTCATCAACACTCTCTTGTCTTTGTTTTGCAGTTGAACTACCATCTAATTTAACCGAAATTTTATTAAAATGTTCATATATTTTATTTAATGAGTTTGTAAAATTTGAGAAAACAATAATCTTCTTCTCTTGCTCCAATGTATTCTCAATAAATTCTATGGTACTCTTAATCTTCTCATCCGCAATTATTTGTCTAACCTTCATTAACTTTGTAAATTGAACGCTCAATGATTTTGATTCTTTTGGGTTATTTTTAACCCATTCAAAATACTCCCCCATAACATCCTCGTATTCTTTTGATTTTAATCTCAAATAAATTGGTGTTATTATTTTTTCTGGTAAATCTAATACATTCTCTTTTAATCGCCTTAATAATAATGGTGATGTTCTTTCCCTTAACTCATCCAAATTTGACGCACCGCTCACATTCCATACCTTATTCATTCCAACATTAAACTGATATCCTGCACAATATCTTTTAACATAGGCCATCCAGTTTTTTGATACAGGGCTGTCAACCAAAGATAATAAATTAAAATAATCAATTGGTCTTGATGTTAATGGCGTTCCAGTCAATAACCATATTTTATTAATATCTTTGCAAATATCATTTATCAATTTTGTTCTCGATGCTTGGGGGGATTTAATGTAATGACACTCATCAATTATAACCAAATCAAATTTTGATTTCTGAATTAACGATTCTTCTTTTGATTTTAATGAATGAAAGTTTTTAATAATATCATAGTTAATGATTACAAAGTCAGCAGAATCGTCATATTTTTTCCCCTCACAAATATAAATTTCTTTTTTAGAATAATTTTCAATTTCTCTTTTCCAATTTTGTTTTAAACTGGCTGGGCAAATAATTAAAGTTTTACTTGGTTTTGTTTCAATTGAGGCAATAATTGCTGAACTAGTTTTACCCAAACCCATATCATCAGCCAAAATAAACTTATCATTTTCAAGCAACTTTTGAATTGCTTCCTTTTGATGTTCAAATGGCATTCTATGGGAATACTTTTCATAATCAATAACAATATTTTTATTTGTTTTATCCACAATAATTCCATCTTTTGGAATCCAATAAAGGGTTAATCTATCATTATCAAAAAATCTACCAAGAACGTGATATGATTTTTCCTTCTCAGCCAATAACTTTTCAATCCATATTTTTTTTGGGACACTTGTTAATAATTTATCATCAGCAATCATATTTGCAAAATAGATGTCAAGGTCAACCCACTTTCTGGCAATCTTTGGTCTTGTCTGGTTAAATAATGAAATGTATTCAACTTGGCTTGGGGTTAAATAAAAATTTGGATTCTCCAAAGCCATATTTCTTAATCCATTTAAATAATCATTTTGGCCATTATATGATTTCAGTAACAACAACGCCTCATCCTCGCTTACCTTTTTTTTACTCATAATTTATATCAATATTAACTAATAATAATAAATAATTTATAAATTATCAACTAAATGATATTTATTTTAGATAAAACAATAACTATGGCAAAAATAGTTCCTATAACGAGGATTGGTAAGTTTTTTGGTGCAGATGATTATGATTTGGATATTAATTTAGGTATGGAATATACTGATGGTGATTTAAATATGACCGTTGTTTTATATAGAATTGATAGAAAAAAAACAAAAAAAGATGATGTGTATGGTGAAGCACCGCCTGATGGAATTGTTTTTTTACCACCAATAGAATTAAAAGGAGTAGTACAAATAGTTGAACCAAGTTTAAAACAATTAGGTGCATCAAAAGTTGAACAAAAAGAACCTGGAAATATGAAATTTTCATTTTATCAAAAACAACTTGATGATTTGAAGATTGAATTATTAAAAGGAGACTATTTAGGTTATTATATAACAGAAGAAAAAGTGAGGTACTATTCTGTGATTGATGATGGAATTGTTAATATGGATAATAAACATACATATGCTGGATACAAACCATTTTATAGAACAGTAACTGCCACATTTGTAAATAAAGATGAATTTAAAGGAATGTAATGAAAATTATAGTTACAGAATCACAATTAAATAAACTTACAGAAGTTATCACAAAAGATGAGGTAATTTGCGACAATTGCGAATGGTCTTGGAAACTAGCAGATGGTGGAGACGATCCATTTATTTGCCATAAATGTGGACATGATAATTCTGAAAAATAAAATATTTGTAGCAAAAAAATAAAATGCCATTACCTAAGAAAGTAAAAACAGATTTAGATATTATATATGATAGAACTCTACTAGAAAGAAGAAGAGAACTATTAGACAAAATAACTGAAAATGAAACTTTTTTACCAAAGTCATTATTACACGAAGACTTTGATAGGGGCATGTTAGATTTTGTTAAAAACGATTTACAAATAATTTCACAAGGGGAGATAATACCCTTCTTAGATAGAATAATTAGTACACAAAATTGGTCACAATATACAGAAACTTGGCAATTTATAGATGCGGATAATAACCCAGTACCACCATTTATAACGTTAGTTAAGATGAATGATACTAAATATGGGACAAATCCAGCAACACAATATACAATACCAGATAGGAGACCATTCTATTTTGCTAGCGTTCCTACTTGGGATGGACAAAGAAATGGTTATGATATATATTCTATGCCACAACCAGTTCCAATTGATATACAATATAGTGTAAAATTAATAACAAATAGAAATAGAGATTTAAATGAACTTAATAAAAAAGTTCATCAAAAGTTTTCATCCAGACAAGCATATGCGGTTATAAATGGGCATTATGTTCCCATAATTTTAACAAACATATCAGATGAATCACAAATTAATACAGATTCAAGAAAATTTTACTTAATTTCTTACGACTTTACTATGCTTGGCTTCTTAATTGATGAGGCAGAATTTGAAGTTAAACCAGCAATTAATAGAATTAGTCAAGTATTTGAAACTGAATTAGAAAATTATGTTCCAACCATTGACCTTACTACTCCTTTACCTGTTTGTGATTTATTCGCAGAAGAAGTTGACGTTGAATTACCTTATGTTTATACTAGTTTTTTAATAAAAAGTTTTAATTTAGTTAAAAAAACAGCATTTGTGTCTGTTGTTGATCAAGGTGTTATATATAATTTGGGGGAGAAAACAATACCTTTTGTTTTGGAAAAAAGACCTAATGGTAATATTGGGGGGACATATACATTTGTTTTTTCAGAAGATAAAGTTACTTGCGTTTTGGATATTTCAACAAAATATGACCCAACACCAACACCGACACCAACTCAAACACCAACACCAACACAAACATCAACTCCAACTCCAACTAATACTTCAACACCAACACAAACTCCAACTAATACACCAACTAAAACACCGACTAGAACTCCAACTAATACGCCAACACCAACAAATACTCCAACTCCAACTAATACTTCAACACCAACACAAACTCCAACTAATACACCAACTAATACACCGACTATAACTCCAACTAATACGCCAACACCAACAAATACTCCAACTAATACGCCAACACCAACTAATACAGCAACACCGACTAATACACCAACTAATACAGCAACTAATACATCAACGCCAACTAATACGCCAACTAATACACCAACGCCAACATCTTATACTATTATTGATAAATTTGCTGATTGTGAAACTAAAATAAATGACCGTATTGATAATAAAGTTACTTATAATTACGAAATTAATCTAGGTTTAAATACTGGCGAAGTATGTGTTAAATTTACATCACCTATACCAGTTCAAATAATTGGAACTTGGAATGGAGTTGAAGTATTAAATATGTTTGATTCCGAATCAGCTGATGATTTTTGTTTTATAAAAACACTAAATGAGCCTACTACACTTAATCTAAAAGTAATAGTTACGCCTATTGACCCAAATCCTAATATTTCACCTTCACCAACTAGAACACAAACTAAAACACCAACTCCAACAAGAACAAAAGATAATCCAAATATACCATCACAAACACCAACACCAACATATACACCACAAGACCCTAATATAACCAGAACGCCAACACGAACACCAACACCTACACCAAATTTATTTTTTGATTTATTTATAACATGTCCACCAATATTACCATCACCTACACCAACTAGAACACCAACACCAACACCAACAAATACATCAACACCAACAAATACACCAACACCGACAAATACACCAACACCGACAAATACACCAACAAATACACCAACAAATACGCCAACAAATACACCAACAAATACACCAACAAATACACCAACACCAACAAATACACCAACAAATACACCAACAAATACACCAACAAATACACCAACACCAACAAATACACCAACAAATACACCAACAAATACACCAACAAATACACCAACAAATACACCAACAAATACACCAACAAATACACCAACACCAACAAATACACCAACAAATACACCAACAAATACACCATCAAATACACCAACAAATACACCAACACCAACAAATACACCAACAAATACACCAACAAATACACCATCAAATACACCAACCAATACACCAACACCATCAAATACGGTAACACCAACAAACACACCATCAAATACGGTAACACCAACAAACACACCATCAAATACAAATACGCCAACACCAACAAACACACCATCAAATACAAATACGCCAACACCATCAAATACACCAACCAATAGTATAACACCATCAAATACACCAACCAATAGTATTACACCAACACCGACAAAAACAACTTGTCCAGCAATAAACTCATTTCTTGCTGGTTCGTATACTGAATGTAGTGGTACTACATTATTGACATATTATACATATCCTGATGGGTTATGTGGATATTATGATGTATTAACTTTCACTTCCCCTAATTCAGTTGAATGTGGTTATGTTCCGCCATCAAATACACCAACTAATACACCAAGTGATACACCAACGCCAACACCAATGCCAACGTCAACACCAACGCCAACACCAACAAGCACAACAATACCACTACCGCCATCAAATACACCAACGTCAACACCAACAAGTACACCACCACCACCATCAAATACACCAACACCAACTAACACACCAACAAGTACACCACCACCACCATCAAATACACCAACACCAACACGAACACGAATACCACCTTGTCCACCATATGGTCAACTATTTACTTCAAATAATACTAGATGTGTTAATTATGGTGTACCTCCTTATACATTGGTAACATATGACCTTTACCATAATGGTATCTGTGGATATTATGAGTCAATAACTAATACAACAGACTACTCGCCTAATTGTGGTTATGTTCCGCCACCATCAGAAACGCCAACTAACACACCATCAAATACACCATCAAATACACCACCACCATCAAATACACCAACACCAACAAGCACACCAATACCACCTTGTACAATTTATTCTATAACAAATTTATCACCTTATCCTGGGTCTGTTGTATATACTGGATGTGATGGAGGTGGTTCACAATGGTTTTTAGAGGTTGATGAAAATGCATCTATATGCGTAGCTGCTACTGCTTTCCCACCAGCACCAAGTGACCCAGAAATAGATGTAACAGATACTGGGCAATTTTGTTCTGTTGGAGGAGGCTCTTAAATTATATTTATATTTGGTTTGTCAAAAAAAACAATTAATTAATTATGTTAATAGTTTTTAGTTATTTTTTAGATATTTATGTAAATAAATAAAATAAAAAATAATGGCAAATCAAAAAGTATTCGTATCGCCTGGTGTATATACATCTGAAACAGATTTAACATTTGTTTCTCAAAGTATTGGTGTAACAACACTAGGTATGGTTGGTGAAACAATTAAAGGTCCCGCATTTGAGCCTATATTCATTACTAGTTATGATGAATTTCAATTGTATTTTGGTGGCACATCACCTGAAAAATATATAAACACACAAATACCAAAATATGAGTCTGCATATATCGCCAAATCATATTTGCAGCAATCAAATCAAATGTATGTTACAAGAGTATTGGGTTTATCTGGCTATGATGCTGGTCCATCTTGGTCTATAACTACAATTGCAAACGTTAACCATTCAACTATTGGTTACACTACTACGGGTAATTCATTTAATATTTCATTTACTGGAACAACTGGTTCAACTGCAACTTTTAATGTATCTGGAACATATCCAAACAATATGAACATTTCTTCTTTTTCGTCAAATACATACACAACAAGTGTAGGTACTACAACAACTTTTTTTGACGATTTAAAATCATTTGTTAATAGTGTTGCATTGTCTAATACCTTAACTGGACAGACAACAACTTATGGTTCAATTCCAGTTAGTGCATACAACTCAATAACAGGGTCAACTAAATCTGGATTAACTAGTTATAATTATTTTGGTACAACAGTATCTTTGGGTAGTGATAACAAACCTGATAGTGAAAATGATTTTTGGTATTATGCAACATTTGATTTGGCAACAGGTATTGATATAAATGGTAGTTTATTAGCTGTTGATGGTGATACCCCAATCGACCCCAACGTATATGTTGGTTATTCATTTTATTACAATATTTCATCTTGGAGTCAAACTGGTGGGTCTTTTTCTGGAGTAGTATCTGGTAACACGTATAAATTTTCAGGAACGCCATACAATCAATTCAATGATATGGTTGTTGCAACTATCAGATCTCGTGGTATAACAAACTATTCTGTTGTTAATCATGGTCAAATATATTCATTAACAGGTAATTCATTAAATATTGATACACTTAATAGTGGTAAAATTGATAGTAGCCCATATAATAATTTTGTATTAAGTGGGAAAACAACATCAAATAATAATTTCACATTTAATGTATCTTTAAAGAATACAAATTCAAATTACATAACAAATGTATTAGGTGTTGATAATTTTGGTAAGGATAGAAATGATGTGCCAATATTTGTTGAAGAGCATTATCCAAATTTACTTAATCAAGCATATAAACTTGGTTATATTAGAGGGGTAAGAAGTGTTTTAACTTATTTACCTGATGCAAGAAGCCTTAATGCTTCTTCAATTGGGTGGTATCTTGAAAAGTTTCAATCACCAAAAACACCTTTTGTTGTTTCGGAATTGAGGGGTAATAAAGTTTATAATTTATTTAAGTTTATTTCAATATCTGATGGTAGTAATGCCAATACTGAAATAAAAGTATCAATAGTTAATATGTCATTTAAGAATAGGACATTTGATGTATTGGTTAGAAGTTTCTACGATTCAGATAGTTCACCTGTTGTTTTAGAGAAGTATACAAATTGTAGTTTGGATGAGGCACAAAATAGTTTTATTGGTAAAAAAATAGGTACAAGTGATGGGGAATATAATTTAGTTTCAAAATATATTATGCTTGAAATGGGAGATGATTTTCCAACAGATGCTATACCTTCTGGTTTTATGGGATATCCCCACAGAAAATATGGAACAAAATTAACGCCAAGTTTATTATATAAAACAAAATATAACTATAACAATGAGGTTGTTAATAACGAACCATTTGCTGCATCAAATGCCGTGGCTGCTGATAATTTAAAAAGAACTTATCTTGGATTCTCAACTTCTTATGGTTATGATAATTCATTCTTATCTTATAAAGGAAAGGTAAATCCAAGTTATATAATATCAGATGGTGATGAATGGAATGTGGTTACAAAAGGATTCCATATGGATTCTGGTGCAACAGTTGTTAGTATAGCTAATCTTTATACAACAAGTGGTCAAACAGCCTTTGAGGTAGGTGCGGGTGATTTTACATCTGAACCAGAAGGTAATACAAATCCTTACTATTATTTATATTCAAGGAAATTCACTTTATTATTTGAAGGTGGTTTTGATGGTTGGGATGTTTATTCTGAAAAGAGAACCAACGGTGATACTTATCAAATTGGTGGAAGTGATTATATGAGGGGTGCGTTATCTGTTATAGGCAAATATGCTGGAGCAACAGGTCAAGGCACATTTAAACAAATAGTTGAAGGTGATAATACCATTGATTTTGCTACAACAGATTATTATGCATATCTTAAAGGTATATTAACGTTTAAAAACCCAGAATCAACAAATATAAATGTATTTGTTACACCTGGTATTGACTACCTTAATAATAGTAATTTGGTTGAAAGTACTATTGATATGGTTGAAAGCGATAGAGCAGATTCAATTTATATTGTTACAACGCCAGATGCTAATTTATTCACAACTGATGTTAATAATGTTATTTACCCCCAAGAATCAATCGTTTCTTTGGAGGAAACAAATATTGATTCAAATTATACTGCAACATATTATCCTTGGATTTTGGTTAGAGACCAAGTGAATAATACTCAAGTTTATATTCCACCAACGGCAGAAGTATGTAGGAATTTAGCATTGACAGACAATGTGGCGTTCCCTTGGTTTGCATCAGCAGGATATAATAGAGGATTGGTTAACTCTGTTAAGGCAAGGCTAAAACTAACACAAGATGAGAGGGATACTTTATACCAAGGAAGAATAAACCCAATTGCAACATTCTCTGATGTTAATACCGTAATTTGGGGAAATAAAACTTTGCAAGTTAGAGAATCAGCATTAAATAGAATTAACGTTCGTAGGTTGTTATTGCAAGCACGTAAATTAATCTCTGCGGTTGCTGTGAGGTTACTTTTTGAACAAAATGACCAGATAGTACGCCAACAGTTTTTGGATACGGTAAATCCAATTCTTGATGGAATTAGAAGAGATCGTGGTTTAACTGATTTCCGTGTTACGGTTTCAAATGACCCAGAAGATATTGATAGAAATACAATGAGTGGTAAAATATTTATTAAACCTACAAGGTCTCTTGAGTTTATTAGCCTTGAATTTGTGATAACCCCTACTGGTGCTTCATTTGAAGATGTATAATGATGGATATAACCAACATTAAATACCATAATGGTTTATAATGATGGAATTTTACAACAACCCCCCACTTCAGCTTTGAGGTGGGGGGTTTTTTTTGGGTTTTTAAATATATATATTAAAATACTTACAATTATGAAATTAAGAAATATTATATCAAAAAATATAAATGAATATTTGTTTGAAGCACAAAAAATTAAAACTAATATAAATGATAA